TGCACTATGGCACGGACAATGGCGGCGGTAGCCAGTGGACTGCGCGCTCGGCTGATACGTACACCAATTACCGCTTCCAAGTTGATGCAGTCGGCGGCGGTCAGCCACATAACAACATGCCACCATATCGTGCCGTCTATATGTGGGAGAGGGTGGCTTAAATGTACATCTTGAAGTATGCGGGTAGTGTGCTTCATGACCCACGTACAGATACTCAAATCTCAGCTGGTACCTTGAAGGAAGAGTCGGGGCAATCTCCGACTCTTTCTCTTACTATCCAGCCAACGCACCCGCTCTGGGATAGCTTCACCCGTGACACGGTAATGCTCCCAAGCAGAGAGGTTGAGTTGCTAGAGTTTGAGACTGGCATTGTACTCTTCCGTGGTCGTGTTAGAGCAATCTCTATGGAGTTTGACGGTAGTAAGAAGCTGACATGCGAGGGTGCGATGGCATACCTCAATGACACCACTGTTAGACCTTACAAGACCTATGACACTGATGAGATTGAGTGTGACATCAACGCACCTGCTGAAGCTAACAAGTTATTTGAGTGGTTCATCGAGCAGCATAACGCACACGTTATGAATGCGTGCGAGAAGTTCAGAATTGGTGTTAATGCTGGTGCTAATTATGGCAAGCTGCAACGTGGCACAGGCACTGGACCCGCAACACTCAAAGAGATGCGCGACAAGCTTGAGAAGGCTTGCGGCGGTTGGGTGCGGGTGGGGGGTGAGGCAACAGGAGGTATTATTGTCTTGCGAC